CCCCCGTCCCGTTATCCGTAACGCTGGAAACATTGCCAGACGCCCGGATTGCCACGGTGCCCGTACCGTTGAAGTTAACCCATGCGCGGCAGCCGTAAGCAGTGGCGACAGAGCCGTAGCCCGAGTTAAATTGAAAGTTGCCAGAGGCGTCAAATTCACCAACCTGAACGCCGCCCTCGGCAAAGCCAATCCGGTCATTGCCGGGGAAATAAATACCCGTGTTTGTGTCCGTGCCCCTGATGGCAGGAGTGGATGCAGAACCGTCTACATCAGACAGGCCGTTGGTGCCTGACAGGATCAGCGCCATGATTGCTCCAGTGCGTCAAGTTGATTCATGGTTGGTCCTTATCTGAATACTGCATAGTTAACTTGGTCAGCGTCATACCCAGAAGCGCTTGTTCCTAAATAAACACCCACACGACCAACGCTGGCTGTTTGTTGGAACGCATTATTACTTGACGTAGTACAAATAATTCCAGACTCTTCAGTAGCAATTACCGCCGCATAATTTGCGTCAGGCATAGCATTTGCAAAGTTGACTGAATATAAGCCCGTACCGTTGTCCGTGATGCTCGTCACGTTGCCCGATGCACGAATCGCAACAGTGCCGGTGCCATTGAAGTTGACCCAGGCCCGACAACCGTAGGCCACAGCAGTTGACCCATAGCCCGAGTTAAACGACAAATTGCCGGACGAGTCCCATGACGGTGCGCCGGTTGAAAGTTTTGCTGGGGTGACTCCCGCATCTGCCAGATACGTGGTGCCAACAGACCCTGCTGTTCCGGGGATTGCGTTCAGGACCGACGACACATAGAAGCTGATGACCTCAACCAGATCACCCGCCGTTGCGCCCGAGGCCAGGACAATCGTTGTGCCCGACGTGGCCGTGTAGTCGGCTGACCCCAGCATCACGCCGTTCCTGTACACATCCACGTAGCCCACCGTGTATGAGGGCACGCTGAACGTGGTCTGGCTTGCGGTGGCCGTAAATTCTGTGACCGTGCGGTATGCCGTGGTTACAACACCACTTGCAGGCAGGCCAAGGTAGCGCACACTGATGTTGTTCGTCCCCGTCGGCGGGGCGGCAGAGAAGGTCAGCGTTGTGCCCGAGACAGAGTATGTCGATGGGTCTTGCAACACACCCGTGACGGCAACAATGATCGAGGACGAGTTGGCCGGAGCCACCGTCATGGTGAACGCGACAGTCGAACCGTTACCGCTGAACGTGTCAGTCAGGAAGGCCGCTGTGAGTGGTTGGTTCCCAATGTAGGCCATGACTTACCCTGCTATCTCCATGAGCGTAATGGTGGAAAGCGGAACCCCGTCGTAATCACTCCCACTATTTTGAAAAATATACGCCCTGTTTACATACACAGTCGGGCTACCAGCGTAACCCCGTAATGCTATCGTATACGTTACTGCCGAAGTAGTGGCCGGTGTGTCCAAATGTGTTCCTGATAACACCCCTTGACTGTATTGGATGTCCGATGTTGCCTGCGCACCATACAAATTAATCCTGCCGGAAACGCCTGTTCTACCACCTTCGGCGGAACCAACTACAGTACTTGGCGCTGTCCCGTTTCTACGCACTTGATACTGCTGCTGATATCCATACGCAACGTTGTCTGCCCCAACATACATTGTCACCAGCACCAAAATTTTGCTTGCGCTAGAAGTTGGTGTAATTGAGGCGGACAGCCCAGTGACTACGACCCAATAATCTGTAGCACCAGTCACACCTGTCCCAGTAAAAGATGTCCCGAGCGAACCCTGAACAACCTGCAATATGGCCCCGGCGTAGCCAATTTTCGGTCGTGTCACCGAGTTTGACGCAAGAGCGTTGGGTCCAAGCGTGCTGATTGGCATGGCTTACCTTTGGGGCATTGCGGCCTTGATCTCATCCACAGTTGCTGCGGCGTCGATGGCGGTTTGCATCTGGGCGTATTTATCCCGAATCTTCTGGCGCTCTGCCTCTGCCCCCTGTGCCTGACCGGGGATTTGTTTGGCGATAGCGTCATCAAACGGTTTGAACTCTTCAGCCCGTGCTGCACGGCGCACATCATGCGCAATGGTCTTGGCCTTGTTGATGTTGATGGTGATCATTTATGCGTACTCCCATGCTGCGCGAAAGGTGCGGTCAGACGGAATGTCAGCGACATCCACGATCTTGTACGGCTTGCCTGCCGGTACGTCTTTGGCCGCAATTGCTTGGATGCTCAGGCCACACTCAGGTGCCGGAACAATAACGGCAACCCCGCCGTCGTCGGTTGGATAAATGATGCGTTGGTTCATGGTTTACTCCTTGTTAACGAAAGATGGCGACAGTAACAAATAACGCATCTGCAAATGAACCGGATGTGTTAAGCGTACCAACTCGTGCTGACGATGTGGTAAGTGCGGTATCGTTTACTCCAGCTAAAACACCTCCAGAACCAGATACCCGCGCCCAACCAGCTACCGAGAAATTCGCATCCGCCAAAGCTGTGGTGAAATTGACGGTGTAATCGCCCGTACCATTGTCGGTGATGCTGGTGACATTAAAACTTGCCCGGATGGCGACCGTGCCAGTGCCGTTGAAGTTAACCCATGCCTTGGCGCTGCCGTTGACGACAGTGTTTACAGGAACCGTTGCCGTCCCGTCCAGCGTGCTCAGTGTCGTTGTTTTGATGGTTGACATGGCTGGGCCTTAACGGAAGACGGATAATTGAACTTGAGAAGGGTCAAAGGCTGCACTAGGCGTGCCGGTAGTTATTCGCACTGAACCAGCAGCCTGCGTAAGCCCGTTACCTGGCGCGGACACAGAAACACCCAAAGAGTTTCCGCCACAAGTACCTGCAACCACATAATTCGCATCCACCATTGCCACCGTGAAGTTCACCGTGTAATCGCCGGTTCCATTGTCGGTGATCGAACTCACGTTTCCGCTGGCGCGGATGGCCACCGTTCCGGTCCCATTGAAGTTGACCCACGCCTTGGCGGTGTAGACCTCTACGCCCGCGAGGTTCTGGATGGTCGTTACTTTGATCGTGCTCATTACACCACCGTCCAATTTGTGCCCGTGGACACCGTCACCGTCACACCCGTTGCAATCGCCACAGGACCGGCAGACATGGCGTTATACCCATCTGGCGTGGTGTAGCTGGTCACAATGGTCTGCGGGTTGATGTAGAAACTGATGACCCCAAGGGATGCCTGACTCACTGTGCCCTGCCCCGGCGCAATCAACTGGACAATCGGGCTGGTGTAGTAGACGTAGATGTTGCCTGTTCCGCTGGGCGGTGCAGATGTAAACGTGATGGTCTGGCCGCTGATGGTGTAGGCACTGCCGGGGTTCTGCGGCACGTTCTCAATGACAGCCTGCACACCAAAGACCGACCCAACCGGGCGCGACAGCGTAAACGCCGTGGTGGTCCCGTCGCCGTTGAAGTAGTCAACAGCAGGAACGAATCCTTGCGTGGTGTAGGTATTGCCAATAAAAGCCATCTCAGACCGCCGTCAAAACCGAAACAACCACATCCGCAGAGCTTGCGGCGCTGGTCAATACCTTCAGGGCATCAGAGGCAATCAGCACCACCCGGTTGCCACCAATCACCTCCAGCGAACCGCCGACAGGAATCGTGGCCGCCTTGACCAAGTAGTAGTCCGTGGCAGAGCGGGTGAAGTACACATCGGTTGTGATTGGCGATGTGGTCGTATTGGACACCACCAAACTGGTGATGGCAATGGTTCCGCTGGAGACGGTTGTAAGCGTAGACGCCGATGTGCCGACGTTCTTTGCCACATAAGAAGTGTTTGCGTATGTAGGCATATCAACTCATCATTGTTGCTAAAAAGAGGGCTTCGTCATTTGTTGCAAATGACGCCGGTGATGATGCCCACCCAGTCCCTGTGGATGTCAGAAGATTACCCGCCGTGCCGGGTGAAGTCAAACCCGTACCGCCCGCCGCAGCAGGCAAAGTGCCAGCGGTCAGTGCCGAGGCGCTGGTTGAGTACAGAGCATAGTTTGCCGCCGTGAACGTGGTCAGGCCGGTGCCGCCGTAGGCTGGCTGGATTGTGCCGCCTTGCCAAGTGCCGCCGGAGATGACCGCCGAGCCAAGATTGAAGGCGTTTGTGCCAAACGTCACGCCCTCCGGCAGATAGGCATGGAGGTCCCAAGTGCCGCCCGTCGTGCCGTTGTTCGTCAAAAACACCGCGCCTGCACCGCCCGAAGGGATGGTGCTAATCGTGGCAGTGGCGTAGTCCGTGATGGTCAGGGTGCTCGTGGCGAGGTTGTTGAACACAAACGCCACACCCGTCGTCAGAGTAGTGGCATCAGGCAATGCGTAAGTCTGTCCACCCGTCCCAACAAGGGTCTGGATGTAGCTGGAAGCCGCCGTCAGGGTTGTGGTTCCCCCTGCTGCGGTTGTGTTGGTGTTGGCCTGATTGACCCGGTTGACCGTGATGTTGGAGTTGGCATCCCGAAGCACCACCGAGTTGGCCCCGGAGGAGGATGTGACCCCCGTACCGCCGTACGCCACAGCAATCGTTGATCCCTGCCATGTGCCAGAGGCTACAGTCCCCAGGGCCGAGACGTTGCCGCTTCCATCGAGATTGACCGACCGCCCAGACGGGTAGGTCACAAAGACGCTAACTACCCCAGAGAAAGTGACGGCACTGCCTGTGTTGCTGGACGCATAGATTGTCGTGCGCGTCAGCGTGGGTCCCGTGGTCGAATACGTGCCAAGGCCCACCTCCCACTGACCCGTCGTATCTGTAGCCGAGTAGTAGGTGGTGTTGGTGTCGCCAATGATGGCGAACGTCTGAAAGCCAAGAACAGCGCCCGTAAGCGTGAAGCTTACAGTCGTATTCGCCGTGGCCGTTTCTTGGACACGGTTTGCAAGGACCAGAGGCATCTAAACCCCCTATTAACTCGTCGCGGTGGTCGAGTAGGTAACCGAAACCGTGTCGCCTGCGGTCGTGATCTTGGCCGTACTAAATGCACCTGCGCTGTACAGCGTGCCAGAGGTGTTGCCTTGAGTCGAAGACGCGCCAGAGCCGGTCACCAAGAAGCAGCCACCGACCGTGCCGCCGCCACCTGTGATGGTGTAGGTAATAGCCGATGCGGTCTTGGTCGTCACGTTGGTGGGCGTGGTGCCAGTCGAGGTGGCAGCACTAAACGATGCCGTGCCACGAACAGCCGAACCACCCACGGTGTAGTTGGTGAACTCCGTCCAGCCGCCGTGCGAAGCCATCGTGTCTGCCGCAGCAAAGGTCGGGCTTGCGCCAGAGATCAAACCAAGGAACGGGCCGACCGTGGTGTAAGAGGTGCCAGACAGCAGGGTGTCGAGCATGAGTTCTTTGCCAACCGCGTTGACCAGATTGGGGAACTGATCTTCCCACTTGATGTTGCCATCGGCATCGCGGCAGACCACATGGTAGTGGCCCTCAATACCAACAGACTCCGCGCCAGCCACATTCGACTGCATGGTCACTTCAGCGTGGTCACCGAAGTTGGAAAATTCTTTCTGCATGATGACTCCTTAAACAAGTCTGATTAGGGCAGAGGTGCTCGTGTTGGCGGGCATCTGCACGGTGAAAGTGGTGGTCGAGGTTTTGTCAGACCCGAAGTCCAACACGCACACAGCGCCGTTATCGCCCGGCGTGTAGATCAAGGCACCACGCGCTGTAATCGCTCCCGTCCATGCTGGAGATGAGAAGTTGACGTACGTGATGCTGCCGCTGGCTGTGTCCTGGCTTGCGATGGTGGCGGTCACCACCAAACCCCCGGCAACATAATTACCGCCAGAGGCTTCACCAATCGCTGTGTACGCCGTGGTGGTCTGATCCAGCGTGGCTGAATTGGTGTACAGCGCCAAATAGAACGTGTCCGAGGCGAAGTTGATCGTGCCGTTGGCAAGCCCCGACCGCAGCGTGTTGCAGGAGTAGTTGCCGGTAAAGGCCATCAAGCCACCCCATTATTCTGCGGCAGCGGAGCTGCGCGGTACTGACCCGACCTGTAGGCATCGCTGCGCTCAAGTCCATCACCCAGACGTTTGGCCAGAGCAAGAGCCTCTTTGTACTTGGTGTCGTACAAGGCCATCATGTCGGCCTCGCCCTTCATGTAAGAGTATGCCTCCACCAGGGAGCCGTACAGCAACACCGTGTCGAAGTTGTCACCCAGCCAAGTCTGGCCATCGGCGGCTACCGTGATCGACTCAGGGTAATAGTAGTAATGCAACTCGACATCATAGGCCGCATCAGGTGTCGGCCCAAGGATGAAACTCAACTCGTCAGAGATGACTGCGCCTGAAACTGTCGGCCCAAACAACGCATAGTACTTTGGCGTCCCGGTGTCGTTTGGCGACGGGTACGCTTGCCGGATGAAGTTCACATCCTTGTTGAGCAGGTATTCGTACGACCCCGTGTTGAGATTGCCGCCTGTCACGCCCGTGATAACCGCCAGTGAATAGACCGACAGGAAATCATTGGGGCACGACAGGTACTTGTTGCTGGCAGACACCGAGCCCGTGACGTTCTTGCGAAGGGATGGAAACTGAACCGAGTTGTAAATGCGCTGCTCTGCCTGTTGGATGAAGACAGGGATATTCGCCACGAACTCCGTTTCGTAGTTCTGGGTGTAGTCCTGAATTGCAGCAGACAGGGCAGCGTAGTTCATGCCATCGGACCCCTAGCCATCACACCTTTGGTTGCGCAGCCCGTGCCACGGATTTTGATACCGCTGGTTTTAGTGGGCGGGTAGTCCTGGCTACGTGTGTTAGCCACAGACACATTGGCCTTGCGCATGGTTGTCTTGGCAGGCTCTTCACCCACCACGACAGACGGATATGGCTTGGGAGATTTGTACGTTGCCATCTCAGGCTCCTTTGCGGCCAGGGCTACGCTGGTTCATGACCTTGGCCATGTTACGCCCGTACTTGAGCATGTCGGCGTTGGTCTTGCCACCGGCCTTCATCTTGGTCAGGGGTTTGCCGGGGTGCATGGCTTTCTCGTGTTTATGCACAGCCTTCTTTGCGTCCATCATGATCGACTCCTTATGTCGTTGCAACCGTAATTGTGCCCAAATTTACTGTCAGCACCAAGTTGTTTGGTGTTAGAGCAGCATCAAAAAAGCTCGCTCCGCCAACCGGATTCCAGCCCCACTGAAAAATACGGCTACCGCCTGTGGCCGTACCGTCCTCGTCCGGGTCCGTACCGCTGATGTTTGAGAGCTGCAAACCACTGTTGCCCCCCAACCGATACGTGATGTCCGGCCTGGGGTTGCGCACAGCCTGCGGGTCTTCCACAGGGTACATACCCAACTGAAGCTGCGGATGGTCGGGGTCCCAGCAAGCCGGGCACACCAACATGTTCACGTTCTTCGTCTTGAGCGTGTATGTCTTGAGCTCCTTGAGCTTGAAGCGAAAGTTGCAGCGGTCACACTGCGCAATCGCAAACTTGCCGGACGAAAAACGATTGGGCATTAGAACGCCCCAGCAATGTACTGCCTGCGCGGCACGAACCGCACAGCCGCCTTCTCATGGTCTTCCTGCGCAGCCAGCTCCCAAGCCTCGTCATACTGCTGCTTGAGCACACCCAGACGATCCATCGCTCCGGGAACCTTGAGCGCCATATAGTACGACAACCCCGCCGTCATGCAGGGGATGAACCGGAACGGCACATCCATCACGTTAACACCGCCACCGGCATCCTGCACACGGCGCATGCGCCAGTACACAAACTGGTACGTGGGGTTGCCCACAGTGCCTTGATCCGGCGTTGGCCAGACCGTAACGCGGGGGATATTGTTGACGTACACGGCGGTGCCGACAGAAGGGGTGGTTTGGCTGGTGCCGTTTTGAGCCCGAAACACGCCGCCAAGCTGCGTGCTGCTGTTGATCCAGCCGTAGTAGATCGTCTCGGTGCCGATGTTCAGGTAGCCCAGCGTGGGTAAGTTGGCTGTGGAGGACAGCGTCAGGGTCTGGGCCCCCGTGTCTGCGCTCTGGTATGTGTATCCTGTGGGAGACACTTGGCCATCCAGCCGCTGCACCCAGACCTGAATCGGACGAGCTTGCGTCAGCTTGTTGGGGATCGTGGCGTAGGTAGAAACACTAATACGTGTGATTGTCAGGTCGGCCTGATTGGACTGCTGGTTGGGCTGCGTGCGGATCACATGATCGAGCAGGTCCACGGTATCGTTGGGCAGCGTGTAGGTGTTGAGCCCTTGAACAAGTGGGATGGTGCCCTGCTCAAACGTCCACATATTGATGCCACGATTGGCCCAGTCTGCGAACATCAGGTTCAGGGAACGACGGGCCGTCTTGAGATCGTAGCCCGTACGCAACTCCGAGCCCACGCGCTCAAACGCCTCCTCGACGATCTCGGTCAGATCGAGGTTGAAACCTGCTGCGCCTGATGTGGTGGCCATTACCTATACCTCGCCGTCTTCGCCGCCACCTTGGGCGGCTGCTTCACAAACTGCTTCCCCGCCTTCTTGCCTGCCCGCTTGGCACGAGTCGTGGCGGCATACTCAGCGGGGCTGAGCGCCTTGATAGCGTTCTCAGGCAGATATCGCTCCCCCGTCTTGGAAGACGGTTTGCCGGATTTGGTGCGCCACTTTTGGGCACCCCAATCCTTGAGCGACTGCTGCGGGTCTTTCATGTCAGTCTCGATACCCACCGCCAGCGGCTTTGTACTTCTTGGCCACAAGCTGGGCTTTACGGGCCGACCACTGGCCTGCTCCGGTGCCGTGCGTTGCCGCTGCCTTGACTTGGCTCACAATCCGCTTACGCAGCTCCGGTTTGGTGTAGTTGCCAGCCGCGTTGACCTTGCCGCCTTCCGCATACTGCGTGAAGTCGGTGTCGTCCCTACGGGCCTTGCGTTTGGGCCCGGGCATTTTCGAGGGCATGATGGCCCCCATTCCACGGCTGGCTCGCATGTCAATACACCTTTGCCTTTCGTGCACCCCGAGCTTTACCCCAACCCTTGACGGCTCCGCCTTTTTTGAACTCTGCTGGATTAAGGGCAACAAAATCTCTGCTTGCACGCATAGAGGGGTTTGTCTGTTGAAGAAACCCGTAAGGGGTTCTAATAGGGACACCGCTTTCAGTGCGCACAAGGTTGTCGATGCCTGAAAAGTACTGAGCCTGCTCTGCATCTGTAATGAGGGGCAGTTTCGCAAGCCTGCGGGCGTTCTCACGCTCTCGCTCCTCTAGCTCAATGGCGGAAGGGTTGTACTTTGGGATTTTTGCAATGGCTTCCGCGTCGCGCTGTTTTTGTGCTTCGCTGCGCGTATCCGCGTCCTCCAGCCGAACTCCTCTGCCAACCGGCAGTTTTGAAAGTGCGTACATTGCACCCAAGCCGCCAAGCACTTTGGAGGCTTTCCCCATTGATTTACGAGCCATGACGGCCTCCTATCAGCAGGCGTAGCCGCCCTTTTTCATGCCCAGGGGTTTGCTGCCGGACATCTTGACCATCGTGCCTTTGGTCTTGCCTTTGGTGGCCATACCGTCACGGCTGGGAGCCGCAGTCTTGACCGCGCCCATCTTGGCCGTGGTGATACCACCGTTGGCCATTTTCTTGGCGGGTGCGCCTTTTTTCTTTGCCATCATTGCCATAAAACCAGCGTTCATTTTGGAAGCCATAGTGTCACCACCTTTCGAAA